ATATGGAACACCAGGTCTTGTGCAGGCCCATATTATGTATGAACCGATGTGACGCTTAGATCTCCTACATACAAGACTAGATGGGAGCAGGACCCTGCCGGCATATCGCGGCGAAGTCAGGACTTCTTTCGGAATAACCTTCTGCTGAATGTCTTGGCGGGGAAAGATCAATTTCTGCCGCGCAATAGGATTCAATTAGGCCGAGATCCGGATCCGGCAAAGCAGCCCGATCGGTTTTGGAGTCAAAATCTTGTTCTGACGACACTTAATGGAAAGGATCTTAGTCCGTTCAATCAATTCGATTGGCCGCTGCCGAAGGCGCCGACTCAGCCGAATCGTACTTGGTTGCAAAGTCTGGTCTCGACAACTCTTAATGGTCGGGATGCGACGCCAGCAAATCAGTACGATTGGCCTTTACCGAAAGCGGCAATTCAGCCATCACGCTTTTATTCCTGGACGGGCCAAACATCGACCCTTCCTTCTGGGATTGTTCCGTTTGCTCTGTTCGATTGGCCCTTGCCGAATGTCGCCTTCCAACCTTCTCGCTGGTATTCGTGGTCGGGACAGGAGTCGACGCTACCATCCGGCGCGCAACCGTTTCCTCAGTTGGATTGGCCTCTGCCGAAGGCACCTTTGCAGCCGGACCGCTTTTGGTCGCAGAATCTTGTCGTAACGACACTTAACGGACAAGATCTTCGGCCTCCCGGCGCCGTCGCGCTTGATCTTCCGAAGATGGCGGCGCAGCCAGATCGGACTTGGGTGTGGCCGACTCCGCTGTATTATTTGGCTGGAACGCCGCTTCTTATATTATTTGAAAGCCTTTTGGTTGATTGGTCGGCAGCGCAGTTCGAAGGTCAAGGGCTTCTTGCTGAGTCTCTTGCTACTACGCGCGGCGAAGGGACGTCGCTGATTGATTGGCCGACACGGCAGGTTGGAGACGCTGGCGCTCTTACTGAATGGGCCGCCCTTGCTCGGCGAGACGATGCGGCCTTAGTTGAGTCTTTCGCAGCGCAGCGTCTGGACTCTGGTTTGTCGGCAGATTGGCTAGCTGGTGCTAGGCTTGATTTGCCGTCTCTTGAAGATTGGCTGGCGGCTGGCCGAGCGGATTGGCTGGCGCTCGCTGAGTTTTCTATCTTACAGCGGATTGATGTTGCGGGATTGATTGAATGGCTGCTCGGCCAGCGTAGTGAGTCAGCTGAGCTGTTGGAGTGGTCTGGCTCTGTTGGGGTAATATACAATGCTCTTCTCGCTATTGAGTCGCTATCTCTGCTTCGTCCTGATGTTGGTGTGTCATTTGTTGAGTGGCTAAGTGGGTGGCGTCAAGACGGTGGTTTGCTAGGCGAGCTCCTCGCCGGGCAGCGAGCAGACTATGCATCGCTCAATGAAGGGCTTACGAGAGGGCAATCCGACATTCCCTCGCTCGCGGAATGGGTGTCAGGGCTGTTGGCAGACCAGCGCGCCACAACGGAATTGACGTCTCGGATATTGGAGCAGCTTGGTGCGCCGGCAGAGTGGATAGCGTCTAGCGGCGTGCAGCTTATTGGTAATGAGGGATTGCCTATTGAGTGGCTCGGAACTTTCGGCACATTATTACGGGGCGACGCTGGACTGCCATTAGAATTTCGCGCGTTGCCAGTACCTGGGATCGGTCAGTTTGTTCGAGTCTCTCCAAATGTCGTTTTGCTTGTGCCGGGGGATTTGACACCTAAAAAGGGATAAGAAAATGGCTGAACGCATCCGTATCGGACAGTTGCGTTGGCCAGTCCGTCTCGTTCAGCGGCTACAGACAGCTCAGCTGGCGCCGGGCGTCAGCATCACTGAGGTGGCGGCCGATCCAATCATCAGGCATGCCGATATTCAACCATTGGGCGCAACGCAGTTCTTTGGTTCGATAACCGCCGATCCTGATAAGCCAGTGACGCATCGGGTCATCATGCGTTGGACGGATTACGTCGATTACACGCACGCAATCGAGCGCGTGACGACGCGCCCCAATGGCTCGCAGCGAGTCGAGACATTTCGGGTGCGCCGTATATATGAGATTGAAGGGCGTAAGCGGTTCGTGTGTCTGGAGTGTCAGCTGGAGCAGGCGCAATGAAAAACGTGATCATATTGCGACGGCGCCCTTGGCATGCGCGGCTTCGGAATCATTATGCTGAATATCGGCGGATAGGCCTTTCGCGATTGGCCGCATTGGTTGAGGCGATAAGGTTGGCCGCGTGATGGTCGGCCTCGAAATCGACATCCCGCAACGCTACCGCATGGCATTTGACAAAAAGAACGTCCAAGCCGTTCTGCGCGCGGCGGGCGCCGAGATAGCGTCGGTGGCGCGGCGAAAGATCCGTCAGGCGGTCGGCGGCGGCCGGGTTTACTATGGCAAGGGTCGCGGGCGTCATCAGGCATCGTTACCGGGCCAGCCGCCGGCCAGCTGGACAGGCGAGCTCGCCAACAGCATCAAGGTTCGCCCCCTCAAGAGCGGTGACGGCGTTTTGATCCGCGATGCGGCGTTCTATGCCTTGTTCTTGGAGGCTGGGGCCCGCGGCGGCACGGGCAGCGGCAAAAGGGGCGTCCGGGGCCGTAGGAACGCCGTACAGCGGCGGAAGGGCGTCCGGGCGGTACTACCGGCAGGCAATCGCGTTCTCGCACCTAGGCCGTTCCTGAGCGCCGCTGCGGCCGAGCGTTCGGGCTCGTTGGGGCCCAGGGTCCAGGAGGCGATTATGAAGGACGTGAAGTTTCAGCGGATTTCGGCGGCCCGGAAGGCATGAACCTCGACGTTGTCATTTTGCGGATCAAGGCTCTTTGTCCGCTGTTCAATGGCAACGTCGCGGGAGCCGCCGAATATCAGCAAGGCGTAAAGGACGAGGCGTGGTTACCGCCGCCGGCCGCCTATGTGATACCGCTCGACGATGAGGCCGAAGACAACCTCGATTTGCAGGGTGTCGACCAATTCGTTACCGAGCGCATCGGCGTTATTGTCATGTTCAGTAATGCCGCCGGGGTAGCCACCGGCGATCGGCGCGGACAGACGGCCAGCGAGCTGTTCAATCCAATCAAGTGGCAGCTATATGGCGCAATGCTGAATTGGCGTCCGAATTCGAGCGTTGAGAATATCGGCATCGTGCAACCTACTGATCCCGGTGCTGATCATTCAGCCAAAGGTTTCGCCTATGCCGGCGGTCGGCTGCTCGATGCCGACTTGGCGCGACTGTTCTACGAATGGGACTTCTCGATTCGAGTGCAAATCACTGACGCGGATGGAACATGGCCGCCAGTGGGAAATCTCGAGGATCTGTGGATCGGGGTTATTAAGCTGTTTCAAATAGGCCACAGCTTCGTTGGCCAGCCGCTCGAGCAATTGTTGGCCGCTATTGATCTCTCATTGCCGCCGGATGATAGGAGCCGTTGATGTATATCAAGCCTCGCCACGTACAAACCCAAGACGGCCTTTTGTTGGCCGATGTTTTTGATCCGGAGCGCAAGGATCGATTGCCCCCCGAGGGGCGCGACGTGCCGGATACGCCGTACTGGAGGCGGCGGGTCGCCGAGGGAGGAGTCGAGTTTGCTGAACCCCCTTACGACGAAAATCTGCCGCTTGTCCGCGGAAATTCAATGGGTTTTCGCGAAGATGAGCCGACACGGCCTGTCCCGGGAGCTGGGCCGTCGCCTGGGCATTTCAACCCGGACAATTCGCAATAACCTGGCAACCGCAGCACGTTTTTAACGAGAGGTATTGACGATGGCTAATAATATTGCGTTCCGACAAATTCCAGCCACGCTGCGGTTGCCGCTATTCTGGGCCGAGGTTGATCCCACTCAGGCCAATAGCAACACGCAGCCGCAGCGCAGCCTGATCATTGGTCAATCGCTCGCATCGGGCGCGATCAATACGGTTGTCGCTACCAACGCGCCAACGGTATCGGGCGCCGTCCTTACGTTTGCGGCGGTGCCGGCGGCTGTTCAGCCAGGCCAGAATGTGCAGGACAACACGACATCTGGCGCCATTGCACTCGGGACAACAGTTCTCTCGAGAACGCCCACAACAGTGACGCTTTCGGCCGGTGTTACTGGCGGCGGCGTACTCAGCGCCGATTCGATCATATTCTCCAATCTCCAGCCGCAGCTTGTCAGCTCGGCCCTCATTGCGGCGACGCAATTCGGCAGCGGCTCAATGGCGGCCGAGATGGTCGGCAAGTATCGACAAAATGACCCGACCGGTGAACTCTGGGTGCTGCCGCTGGTTGATGATCCTAACGGCACTGCGGCAACCGGATCAATTGTTGTTAGCGGTACGCCGACCGTCAACAGCACGATCCCGCTGTATGTGGATGGCATATCGATTCCGGTCGGCGTTACAACCACAATGTCGACCAATCAGGTTGCGTCTGCAATTTCCGCAGCGATCAACGCCGCGACCGATGGATACACCGGCGTTGTATTGCCATTGACGGCTTCGCCAGCGACGGCAACTGTGACGATTACCGCTCGTCACAAGGGCTCGTCTGGTAACGATATCGATTTCAGACTAGCCTATTATGGCGCGGCGGCCGGCGAAACAATCCCAGCCGGCTTGACGATCACGATTACGCCAATGAGCGGCGGCGCAACCAATCCCTCGACGCTGATGAATCTGCTGCTCCCGAATTTGATGGATCAGCCATTCGATTTTATTTGTATGCCCTACACTGACACAAACTCGCTCAATGCCACTCAATCATTTATGAATGATATTACTGGTCGCTGGTCTTGGGAGCGCCAGGATTTCGGTGGTGTATTTTCGGCGGCGCAAGGTACAGTTTCGGCGTTGCAAACATTGGGGGCGGCCCGCAACGATCAGCATATTTCGATCATGGGGTATTTCAGCAGCCCAAGCCCATCATGGCACTGGGCTGCGGTATACTGCGGCGCGAGCTCCAGGAGTCTTCGGGCTGATCCTGGGCTACCACTACATTACCTTCCGCTTGTTGGAGTTTTCGCGCCGTCTCAGGCGCAGCGGTTCCAGATGGTCGATCAACTTACGTTGTCATTCTCTGGTATCTCGGCGTTTGATGTGGGGCAGGATGGCACTTGTATAATCAAGACTGACTTCACTACGTACCAGTCCAATGCGGCCGGCGTCCCGGATGATAGCTATCTGAAGGTCGAAACTATGTTTTTGCTGGCGGCATGCCTGCGCTTTATGCGCGCTGGCGTGACGACGGTAATGGCCCGCAAGAAATTGGCTGACGATGGAACGCGTGTTTCGCCGGGATCGAATTTGGTTACGCCGGTGATTATCAAAGCATACCTGATCGCCCTTTATCAGCAGATGGTCAATCTGGGCTGGGTCCAGGACTTGCCGGGCTTTAGCGCGAACGTGATCGTTCAGCGCAATGCGCTTAATGCCAATCGGGTTGATGTTCTGTGGCCTGGTGTGCTGATCAACCAGCTGGACGTATTCGCGCTTCTTGCCCAATTCCGGTTGAGCTCGGCGAGCTTCAATGTTCAGTTAGCGGCTTAGTTCGGATCTGAGCAGACCCATCCGTCTGCGAGCCGTTTCGGCATAGCGTGGGCCTCGAACCCACTTTCTCAGATCCGCGGCAATCAAATTGTTTGAAGTGAGGACGAAAGTCAATGGCCCAGACGGTTCAGCTTAATCAACGTGTTGGCGGAACGAATTTTTTCAATATGGATGCACTCTCGTATTTGCTCGTCGAATTTTCATGGCGCCCATCAACCCCAACTCGCGAGAGCGCCAAGGGTCAGGATGGGATTCATGGGTATATCGAAAAACCCGATGTTGGCCGTATGCGAGGAAAGCTCCGAGATTGGGCTGGCAATTCAGTGACCCTGATCGGTCAGACTTCCAATTCCCAATGCGTCGCTTCACTCGCCAACGGGAAAACCATTATTGGGATCGGTATGTGGATCACCGAGCTCGGAGACGTTAGCGGAGAGGATGGCTCCGTTGATGTTACGTTTGAGGGGCCATCGGTAAGCGAGGCTTAACGTTTCCAGCCATCTAGCGAAACAACCTCTACGCGGCCTGGATATCCCTTGATGTCTTCGTGTCTTAATAGTGTGATATCCCAATGCGCAAGACAGGTTATGGGTGGCGTCGGACACGCTTCTCGCAAATCGTTTACTTGATTTGGCGATAGAGTATCATATGTAAATTTGATTAGCGATGGATTGCGAGCGCTATATTGTCCCCAATATCCTGGAATAAAAGCTTCGGCGTAGTCGTCATAAATTTCAATTGGCAGAACAATTTCTATTTTGCCTCGGGCATTAGCGTCTGTCACACCGAGCCAGTAATCATCGAGATCTATCGGTTTATAATTTTCGCTCCGCGCGAGCGATATAAATGGTATCGCGGCTATCGCGGCGGCGGCGAGAATGGCGACTGACGTTTTCATGATTTCTCTCCTGTCTCAAGCAGATTGCATGTTTTTTTAAAAAATCAAGTGCCCCAACTACCGCCCGGCTCATCAGACCAGAACGAA